AGCGAGGGCCCCGGTGAATGTCGGGCGGCGTCGTGGGGCGTCATGCCAATGGGGGCGTCAATCTCCGATACATGCCTTAAATATTGATCTTTCTTAATCATTTCGTGCTCCTTTTCAATTTTGTCCAGCTTTTTCAGGATGTCCACAACAGGTTTGCCGTCAACCCAGGCATAGCGCCCAGGCGGGCAAAGAGCGGAAATCTCCGTTTTGAGCTCGGCAATCTTGCGTAGGTCGGAAACAGTCCGTCGCTTCTTGGCCTTTAACTGCCTTATCGCGGTCAGTAGGCGCTCCGTTTCAGCTACGATATTTTTCAATTCCGGCGGCAAGGGCGTCATATCGCCTTCATTTCCAAACATCGGCTAATTGATCGACCTGGCCTTCGCGGATTCGGCGGAAATAGTCGGCCTGCAATTTTGGATACATGCTCGCCGTACCACGTACAGCCTGCTCAGGTGTTGCGCCCTGCCGGATACGTTTCGCGACTTCCGCCTCAAAGGTGCGGGGCTCTTCCTTTGCTTCGCTCAAACTCGCAGCAGCAGGAGCATCAGTAGTCTGTTGTCCCTCGTCGGTTGTTTCCGCCTGTGGAGGTAAGGCTTGTGGCTCTGCAATAATCGTCGGGGAAACGGGCGGCGTTTCTTTCTTTGGGCTTAAGGTCTCCGTTTCATGCCTTAAGTTTGTCTCACGCTCCATAAAAGCGCGGTACCCCTCAGGGTCCTCCTTGATTCCGCGCTTGACTGCATTCCTCGGGGAAAGTCCGTATTTCCCGCGACTGTAACCAATACAACGCACAAAAAAATTCCTTGCTTTTTGCTCTAATTCATTTGAATTCATAAGTTTTTCTCCCCTTTTTTTGATCCCAGGATAACGGATAATCCCGGTGCAGTCAAAGAAGCCTGGCATGATCTGTCATAACCTGTCACAAAAAATTCCGTTGTCCTCATGGAATTTCAAAATCTGTCGCTGCTGATACTCCGTCAACGATTCTTCGATGATCCGCAATGAACCGCGAAGCTTGAAAGCTATAACCTCTCCTTCGCCTATCAACCGGTATATGGTCCGGGTGCTGGTTCCCAGGAGGAGGGCGGCGTTTTTCAGAGAGATGCTCTTTTTCATGAGTTCCCCCAAGGGTCGGTAAGTCCTCGTGAAATTATCCGGCGGCCTTTTTTTTGTGTCGTCGTTGACGGTGCCGCGCTCTGGCTGTCAGGTGTTGCTGTGATCTTTCCTGTGATCGACTTTTCCAGGGCGTTCCAGTCCAGGCGGGCAATCCCGGCCCGGAGAGCGGCGGCGTAGGCATAGACTTCGCAATCAAGCGCCTCGTTGCGTGGCCCGGCCTTCACCCATTCCTGTAAAGGGAAACCCTTGACAAAGCGTGTCATGAGCTTTTCGGCGGTTAGTTGTATGAAGTAATCATCCTCGATGCCGACGGGGAAGTGGTAACATCCCGGCCCCGGCGTGGTGATCTTCAAGCGGGAATAAATATTCCATTTTGCCGTATCGGTGCCGATGTTCCATAGTTGAACGCCATTTTTAATAACCTGACCTTTCCAGGTGAAATCAACATTCTTTGGATGTCCGATAATCGGCCTGCCTCGGAGGTTAGCACCCTTAACTGCCATGACCACGGGTGATTTCCGCCGGGCAAAAGAATAAACTTCCGACGTGTGATGACCTCCGGAGTCGATACCCGCTGATATAATCCGCAACTGCTGCCCGCTGACGTGATCGAAGGACCGGCTCAGGAGGTTGTCAAGCTCCTGCCATACCTCCGGGCGTGCCGGATTGCCGTATAACTCACCCCAATAGATCAACCATGATTCCTCTCCCCGGCCCCAGGCACGAATGACCACGGCAAGGCGATTGTCCTGAGTATCAATTCCGGCGGTCAAGAGTAGCCCACCGGCGGGCACGGTAAGGACGTGATAGCTTTCCGCTCGGTTTTTCAAGGCTAACCAGTCATGAGTTTCGCCTTTTTCCTCAAAGACTTCTCCCAAGCGAGTATTCATCCAAACTTTAAGCCGTTCTTTGAAGGTCTTCGCTTCCAGAAATTCCTTGACGATCTGCAACCATGAAACCCACCCCAGGGGAGAGTATAGGCTTGAGAGTTGGTAGCCGCGTTTCTGTCGTTCCGGGTAGGTCGGGACCCATCGGCCCTTTTCCAGCATATCGGTCTTGGAAGACTCGTGAATGCGCTCATGACAGGAGGCGCACTCATACCACACATCAATAATAGCCCTGCCGTGTTCGTCCCTGGTGAACTTCAATCCGAAGTCGGCCCCAGGTCCTCCCCACAAAAGCCGCTGATATTCTCCGCAATGGGGACATGGGACATAATAGAATCGTTGATCAGATTCCAGGAAAGACCTCTCAATCCGTGAAACACCTTTGATCGTGGGCGTGGAGACCTCGAATATTTTCTTTCGGCTGCCATAACTATCCGTCCGGCGTTTGGCAAGCTCCGCCGGGTCTCCTTCGCCGCCGATGTCGTGCTCAAATCCGTCTACATCATCAAGAAACAAAAACCGGATTGATTTTGACCGGAAGAAAGCGCCGCTGTTGCTTCCCGACAAGAACAAAATGCCGCCGGGGAATTCCTTTGTCTGAATCGTGTTTCCGCTGTCCCGTGTCCGGTGCTCCTTCACCTTATCTCTCAACCGGGGCGTCTCCTGGATAGTCGGCTGCAATTTTTGCTTACTGTGGTCCTTGGCAAGCTCCGAGGTGGGGAAAATCATCATCATAGGACCGGGGGAGGCGTCGGCGACGTAGCCAAACCAGTTGTTGCCTATTTCGGTGAAACCTAACTGCGTACCTTTCATGACAACAATCTCTTGAACCCGGCTTGCGGGCGAGAGACAATCCATGATTTCCCGGACGTAGGGAGTCCGGCTTGATCGGTATTTCCCAGGCTCGGCGGCGCTCTTTTTCGGCAACATCCGGTAAGCGTCGGCCCACTGAGTGACGGTAATGTTTGGATCGGGACGCAACCCGGCGTTGAAAGCTTCGAGGTAGATGGCGGCAGCGTCTAACATGGGAGTCAACCTCCGATGATGTCTGTGACGGAAAGATCGCCCAGGTGGTCAGACTCGGGGTTGTCCGGCTTATCCATCGACCATTCCTGCTTGATGTTGAACCCCACGGACCGCTCATAGGGTGTATTTTCAAGCATTTCATATATATATGGCTTCCCAATCTTCTTCACCATCTTATATTCATTCGCCGTCCCTTTACTTATACCGTCATGAATAATCACAAAATGCGTTGATTCCCGGATGATCTCCTTTGCCCGATGCTCAAAGGCTCCTCGGAGATACCGGAAATTGAGGAAATGAAGGATCAGCGGGATTCCCATGTCTTTAGCTACACGCTGCGCCACTTCGGAAACACCCTGCGGCTCTTGACATGTGCTGATATAGTCCGGCTTCCATTTTTCGATTGCCTCAAGGAGGATGATTTTGCATCGCTCATCCTTGAGAGACCTGCTCCCAAATACCCCGATGATGACTTTTTGTTGCATTTCATGACCTCCCATGACCAACTACGGTGACACCTTGACTGTCAACCACGCGTCAACTCCTCGAGGGCGGCTTTCAGTTCATGAGTCAGGATTTCCGAAACCTTGGCCTCGTCGGTCTCGGCGGCAAGGATCGGCCCCGTTCGGTCCGGGATGTTTAAGAGGGCGTCTCTTAACTGGCGCGCCCGATTGAATGCGGAAATCTTGACCTGCTCGGCATCCACCAGGCGTCCGGTCTTTTCGTCCAGTTCCAGGCGTAGCAAGGCGGCTTTGTAGCGTTGAGCAAGAGTTCGTGCATCGTGGAAAGATAGTCCTGCGGTCCCTGCCTTCTCGCTGGTCTGTATCTGCTGCGCCGGTGTCGCCTTTCCAGGAGCATGAGTTTTATCTTCTTTTCCGTCTAAAAGCTGTTTCCGGGTCGTGGCGTGCTTGGCAAGGGCCCGATCGGCTTTAAGCTGGTCGATAAATATGAACCGGCCCTTGTTGATGATTGCCGTCTTTGGAATGAGACCGTCTGCAAGGTAGCGGCGGACGGAACGTTCTGCAATGCCCCGGTGTTTAGCGTAATCTGCAACCTTTACTTTAGGCATATCATGTAACCTGTTGAATTTAAATGACGTTATTTTTTAACTCTGTCTCTGGCTTTATATTGTGGCTCGAATTACCCGTATCAAATGAATCTCCTGGAAGGACCCGCGAATTCAGGCACTGCCTCGCTCCTCCTCCCGATTCCTTAAATCTTCTGCATGGTAAAACGCTGCCAACTGTACCCGAAGCAACAAAAGGTTGAGCTCCTTTTGTAGCCGTTCGATCTCCCGGCAACAATCGCCAAGATTAACAGCCAAATCCTCGGCGGCGATAAATGCCTGCCTCAATAGCTCCTTGGCCGATAAATCTGTTTTCATTTCCTCACCTCCGTAATATTTCCATGCCAATTTTCCCAGTCCGATAAGCGAATCATCACAAGATCGCCGTCATGCCTCTTCCCCGTAAGATGGACAATCACCAACGGCGTCTTTCCCTCCGGGGCATTCCTGACGGCCTGCTCCATCCATCCCGTCCCGACGAAGGCGGCTCGGCTCTTGACCTCAACGGAGAACGGACCGGCGCTTACGTCCTCATTGCCCAGGAGGCCCAGGCGCTTCCCGTTTAAACGCTTAGCAAGGGCCTGCTCCGTCCGTTTCCCTCGCGCCCGGTTCATCTTCGGATTCATGATTTCAACTCCATGCCGGGCATCCTGCGCGGTCAGGGCACCCCATACAAAAGCTCTCCTTGAACGAATCGCCGTTGTTCGGGCAGGGGCCAGACATAGGCTCACCGGCCCCAGGCTCCGATGTAGCTACGTTTCGTGCCTCTTCCTGCTGAATCCGCGCCTTGACTTGGCGTCGCATATCCTCGTCGGGTCGCTTCCCTTGTTCCTTCTTTGGGCGCTGTGCGGCGGTCCATTTTCGGAACTCACTGAGAAAACCGGCCATGTTCCTGGCGGCCTCGGCCTTGATGGCCTCGACAGGTTTCTTGAAGTGTCCGGCGCACAGATTAAGGTATTTGTCCAGGGCGGCCCGGTCTATGTCGTCCGGCAACTCCGCATCAAATTCAGGGGCGGCCTCGGCGGCCTCAAGATCAAAGATCGGCAGTCCGTCGGCGCCGGTGGGGGGTAGCTCGTCTTCGGAGTAGATTTGTTGAAATTCGTCCGGCCATAAGGTTCTTAGTCCCTGCGCCTCGGCAATCTTGGCAATCATCATAGGCGCGTGTTCTGGCTGCCAAAACCGGGTTATTTTCCCCTCGCTGGTCTTTTTCAGGTAGCCGGAGAGATTCACTTCCAGGCGAAAGGGCGTTGTCCATCCTTCCGGCTGCGCCTCGAACCATCCCCCGACAAGTTCTTCATCCTTCAAAACGAGGCCATGCGAGTCTTTAACCTGTCCGTCCGCGGTCCTGACGATGACGCCTTTTTTCCACCCTCGGCAATCCTTCTGCGTCCGGGCGCGTTTGCGAAAAAAGTCAACACTGGTGACGATGGCGGCGGGTTCGCTCCCGTACTTGATGAGGTAACAATCCTTGACAAGGGGATTCATCCGCCTTGACCGGCAAATATTGAGGAAAAACATAAGCTCCTGGAGAGTGACCAGTTCCCCCTTTCCCTGCACCAGGTACTTTTTTACGATGTCCGCGCTGAGCTTGACTTCCTGGCCGTCCGCTGCCTGATATGTGATTGACCTATCATCCGGTTTTGCTAACGCTTTCTGCTCCATGCTGATAACCTCCTATCTCAAAACTGTTTTTGTGGTTTCAAATATCCTGATTCCGGGGATGTTCCTGATTCCCATGCGGATTGCATCACGGACCTTTTTTTCATCGAGGAGGAGATATTCACGGGGAATATTCCCGATGTCTTCAACCTCGAATTCCCATGACTTTCTCTGAAAGGCGGCGGCCCCTGTGTCGGCCCTGACGACGTTTTCCGCCTTCGGGATGACGGGGGCCATGACGGTGGGGGCCTCGATCCCAACGGATTTCGCTTCCTCCTCTGCCTTCTTGCGGGCGGCCTCGATCTCGGCGGCTTCCCGTGCTTTTCGTTCCTCTTCCTGCGCCTCGGTTTCCGCTTCCCGTGCCCGGCGCTCCTCCGCTTCCCTGGCTAAACGTGCACGTGTCTCCTCTTCCGCCTTTCGGGCGGCCTCCTCCCTGGCCTTACGGTTTGATTCCTCCGCTTCCCGACGGAGTTTATCTTGAAGCTCTTGGGCGGCCTTCCGGGCGGCTTCCTCAGCCTTCCGGCGCTCCATCTCAATCCGTGCCTGATAGAGGCTTATTTTGCCTTTGACGGCGGCCTCCGCCTCGGCAAGGGGATCACTGAGGCTCTTGCAAAGACCGTTGATGGATCTCACAAATTCCATCGGTTCGGCGATGATCTCCTTTCGCCGGGTGTCGATTGCCTTCGTGATCCGCTTTGACTCGCCTCCCAGGGCGACGGCGAATTGAAGGCTCCGGTCGTCGGTGATCTCAACCGTTTTCGCGTCGGCCCGGATTCGTTCAACCACGGCGGCGAAGTCTTGGAATCTCTTCCTTGCTGCCGGTAGATTCAGAGGGTTATGATCGACGACAACATTTTCTGATTCCCAGGGGTGCGTTGCCGCCGGCGCGGCGGGGGCTTCCTGTTCTTGCATAACCTGTGAAAAATCAAGCATGTATCTCTCCTTTCTATGAGTTAAAAAAGCGATAAGCGGTTAAGCAGCTCAGAAAGACATTAAAGTCTTGCAAGCGGCTCTCCTCGTACCAGTCCATTCTTGGCGGTTTCCCTTCCGGGTGAAGCCGCAATGACCCTATCTTATCCGGACGGTGCCCGGCCTGTTCGCAGAGGTGGGCATAGGCGGCAAGTTGCAAGCGCCAACTCTTTGACTTGGTAATCGGGCTTTTCAGGTCCACGAGGAGGGTTTCATCGTCCTGCGACATAACCAGCATATCGGGATGGCCGATAAATTCCAAACGTGCGTCAATCAGCTCCCTTTCGGTAAAAATGCACTCTTTAACCACGGCCTCAAACCAGATTCGGAAAGAATCGACATACCCGACAATCGCACGGGCTTCGTCTGTGAGAGGAAACCAACCAATCCCCAGGGCGACGGCGGCGCACGCTTCGTGAATGAGTGCTCCCCGTTCGGCGGCCATTGCAAGACGTTCCGGCGGGACATGAGACCAGTCAACCCAGGGTTCGATAATGCGGGTAACTGAGGGGATCATGGATGAACCTCCCATTGATTCGACCTGTAAATGGCCTGCCGCTTGATTGCCGCTGCCTGCAAGACCCCTTCTTGATCAATAAAATCGTAAACACGCGCTTTCTCTTTGCCCGGTGCTGGCCTCAAAACTCGTCCAAGATACTGAATAACTCGGCCATGGTCTGAAAGGGGCGTCGCCATAAATAATGTTGATAGTCCCTTGCAGTCGAAGCCTTCCCCGACAAGCTGTCCGGTGGCGATAAGCACGGGGATTTTCCCGGCATTCAGGCGGCCAACGACCTCCTTTCGATCCTTCGCGGAATGCTGCCCATGAAGCAATTCGGCGGCGATTCCCAGGCGGCGAATTTTTAACCAAAGGGCCTCACAATGTTCCCGGCGGTCGGTGAGAACGATGCAAACCCCTCCGCCGTTTCCGGCCTCTCGTGCTACATCGGCGGCTATTAACTGATTTCGCGCAACATCGCCGGTCAGTTCGGAAAGCCCGCGGGCATATTCTGTTGCCATATCGACGGAAGGACGGTAGCCGGTGTTTCTCAAAACGACCTCCGCCGGTACGATGTCCCCGGATTCCTGCAAGACATTCTGATTGATCCTGTGGCGGAGGGGTCCGGCATACCAAAAGATCAGGCTGGTTAATCCATCCCGACGGTAAGGCGTAGCAGAAAGGCCGGTGATATACCGGCAATCAAAGGCGCTGACGGCCTCGGTGAAGGTCCTTGAGGGTGTCCGGTGGCATTCATCAATGACCAGGTGGCCGATATGCTGCTTGAGTTGGTCGGCAATGGGGTAGACGCTGTTGACGATCCCGATGGTGATCTTATCGCCGATCCGCTTCTTGCCGTTGCCGATGATGCCGATTTCATCCTGCGGGATGCCAAGGAAGGTTTCAATTCGATCAATCCATTGGTGCAGGAGTTCCCTCGTATGGATTACAACGAGGCAAGGTTGTTGTCTGAGGGCAATCAAGCGGATGGCTATGACGGTCTTTCCGCTGCCCGTGGGGGCCTGCAAGGTGCCCTCGTCGGCCTCCATCATGGCGGCAACGGCTTCGTCCTGGAAAGGCTTAAGCTGCCCGGCAAAGTGGAAAAAGGCATTAGGCAGGGTCCGCCGGCAATCAATGATTTCAACGGGGGTGTCATACTGCCCGGCCAAATATCTCAAAGACGACATGAATCCTCTCGGGATAACGAGGCCGCGCCGGTCGGCATGGTAAAAATACAGCCTTTCAGAAAGATTCCCGGTCCACCGTCCCATCTTTTCCGCCTCGATAAAAGCCGGATTCGGAAAGGTCAACCTGGCCTTGATCTCCCGGCAAAAGTCGGAAGGGGGCCCGATCAAAAGTAGATGGTTTGTAATTTCGATTTTCATGATTCTGCTCTAAGCCAAAATTTAGAATAGAAAAGTTAGAACTTAGAACGTCACCCCCCTACGGGGGGTTGACTTTTCTAACCGTTCTAAAAAAGAACCGTTCTAACCGCTCTAACTTTTCTAACCGTTCTATTCATTGAACATATTCCCGCTAACCCGAATCCATTTTTTATGCGTTTTTCGGGCTCTTTCTTCCCGCGTAGTAAGATGCGGTTTTCCTCCTGATTGTGCCCATGTTAAAAAATCTTTGATCCGATTATCGCTTAGCCCGCTTCGTTGTTTGAAAATGCTTTTAAAAACGCCTATTTCCATTTCGTTATTCTCTAAAATGCTCTGCGCGATAGCGAGATATGATAGAAAAGCCGGTTGCGCTGCCCGTTTCGATGCCTTTTTCTCCGGAGCTATATCTTCGCGTGCTTGAAAACAATATCCTCCGGTTTCATCGTCCTCCGACCACTGAACCACGAATGGTTCTTGTGGCCGGTAATTCCGCAAGAGCATTTCCAAAACCACGGCGTCCTCCTCGCAAGTGTGTTCAGTTAGGACAAAAGCGGCGTCATAATCACGCGACAACACGTTACTGCCTGCGCCCCGGTCTCTGGTGCTGCGGTCCCCTGCCTGTCCCTTTGGATCGTGATGAACATATCCGACGGCGGCGCTCGTCTCTTCTGCGAGATGATCGAATTGTGATAGGATGATTTTCATGTCTTCGGCGGCGTTCTCAACTCCCTCGTGGATTTTGTATAACGGGTCAAAAAGGATCACTTCGGGCTTATAGTTTGAAATGGATTTGGATATTTGGTCGATACCGCGCTTTCCTGTCAGATTCAGCCCGCGGGCATTAATGATGTGGAGGTTTGTCAATTCCTCCCTGTCAATCCCCAGGGCACGGGCCATACGGATCAGCCTTTCCAGAAAATGACGTTCCGTGATCTCGTATTGAACATGAACGACGGTTCGGGCCTTAGGGACATGCCACAGCAGAAAGGGCCTCCCCGTGGCAAGGGACAAGATCATCTGCAAGGAGAAGAACGTCTTCCGTGTCTTGCTCCCTCCGATTATGGCGAATTTGTCCCGCAGGTCGAACAGGCCTGCTATGATCTG